GCGGGGCTCGGCACGCCTCGCCGCTCGCCGCTCGTCCGCTCGTCCCCTCACGGTGAGGGGTCGGCGCGGCCGAGTTACCCTTGAACCCGCGTGACGCGGGAGGGAGAATTAGCATGGCCCACATGTGGGATCGGGGCGTCCTTGACGCCTCATCCTGGCACGGGTTGGAGGAGGTCGGTGTGTTCACCGACGCTGACAGCCTGATTCAACACGGGGAGCAAGCCGGTTCGTATCCGGTCTCGCTCTCGGCCGAAGCCCTGTTCACCAGGGACGGCTTGACCGCGAGCCTAAAGGCTCTCGTGGCCAAGTATCCGGCGCACCCTGACCGGATCGTCGGGACGAACGGATCGCGTTACCGCGCGACGACGCCCGACGAATGGCGCGGCATGATCACGGCCGCCTACCATGCAGGAGCCAAGCCCACGGGCGCGTTCTCGCTCTGCGAGGGCTCGCGAGTGCTCGCCACCTTCGACGTAGGCGACGCCAACGGGTTGCGGACGCAGCTTGTCCTCGCGGACAGCTTCGACGGCTCGCTCCGCCTCACGGCCGGATTCACGTCCGTGCGGGTCGTTTGCGCGAACACGCTCGCCGCGGCCATGCGCGAGGATGGCTCCGGCATGGCCCAGCTTCGCCACACGGCGAGCCTGGAAACCAACGTCAAAATCCTGCGAGACGGGATTTCAGACTGCGTCGCCAAGGGGCGCCGGGTCCGCGATCTCTTCGAGCGGGCCTCCCAGGTCCACCTGAGCCGCGAAGCTGCGGAAAAGGCGTTCGACGCGCTCTTTCCCAAGGCTCCCGAAGGTTCGTCCAAGGTGCTGGAAACGAGGCTCGACAATGAGCGGACGGACGCGATCCGTGCGGCGCACCATCCCATCAACCGGGTGGGCGAGCGGGGCAACCTTGCCACGCTCTGGAACGCGGCCACCTACCTCGTGGACCGCAACGCGGACGGCTCGGCGCGGAAGTGCCGAGGTGACGCCGACAGGCTCGACTCCCTCCTCTTCGGGACGCGCGCAAAGCGCCTCGAAGAGGTCCAGGGAGTGATCGAGCGGCTCGTCGAGGTCATCCGCCCGGATGGCCAGACCGAGACCGTCGCGGTCGCGGAGGCGCTCCGCATGGGCGTCGCGGCCGAGCAAGTTTCCGTCCTCGACTGGATTTTGGACAACTGACCGAGAGGGTGCGGGCGACCGGCAACGGTCGCTCCCCTCGCACGCGACCGCCGGGCTCTCGGAGCCCCGAACGGCGTCGGAGACGAATACAAGGTCTCGACCGAGTGGGTCATCCAGGGCGACGACGGATCGGTCTGGACCATCTACGACTGGAAGTGTACGAGCCTCTACGACGACGAATACCCAAGTCCCGAAACCTTCCGCAGAGAGTTTCAGCCATACCGCTGGCAGATCGGGGGTAGAGGACCGGGCCTGGACGCCTTCGTCGAGTGGCTTAAAGCGCGCCTCGAAGACGGCTGAAAAACTCCGGCATCGCACGGCTGCCTCCCGCAAGAGGTGGCCCTTGCTCGACTCCTGAAATGGCTCAGGGGTCGAGTGCGGGTCTTTACCGCGATTCGGAACGCTCGCAGAGCGAGCGAAGGAGTACGAACATGAAGCAATTGTGCGTGACCATTCGGGTCTCGCCTGCCGCCGCCGTGCGCGCAGGCAAGTCTGTCCTCGGGGACGTGACCCTGACCCTCAGCAACAACGACCTCCAGAGCCTCTCCGAGGCGCAGCGCGAGTGCCTCGCGAAGCACGTCGGCGGCGAGTGGCCGTGGAACGAGCCTCTCAGGGACGTGGAGGTCGGAGAGGCAAGCCTCGAAAGCCTCAAAATTCTGCTCGACGCTCGCATCGCACGGGAGGCGAAGCAAAAGGAGGAGAGGGACGCGGCTGCCCTCGCAGAGGAGGCGCGGCGCGCAGACGTCATCGCGAAGCTCAAGCAGTTCCCCGATGACCAATTTTTGGTGCCCCCAAGCTCAAGCTGGGGCCAGTGGGCGCTTCGATCTGCCAACGAGATGGTTCCCGGCTGCGGCCTGAACGAGGTTGCCGCTTGGATGATCGGACGCCGCGAGGCAATCGAGGCGCTGCTTCAAGAGCGCAACGCTGCCCTGAAGGCGGAGCGGGAAGCGGCCGAGAAGCAGGAGAAGCTCAAGAGGCTCTTGGAGGAGCAGAAAGCCGCCCAGAAAGAGCGACTCGAACGCGAAACGACCATCGCGTTTCTGGAGAAACACGCAGGCCGCGATGCTGTCGAATGGTTCGAGCAACTCGAAGCCCCGAAGCAGGCATATCTTGAGGTCACCAAATGCCTGGAGCGGCTCTTAGATGAGGCGAGCGAGTCGCTAAAACAGCCTGACCCGGAGGTCACCTTCTACCGGCTCGCGGTGGATAGCCGGGTCGGACCCGTCATCGACAACGTCACCGACCTCGCTCAATACCGCCGACTCCAAGACGTGACAACCTACGTCTACGACGCGGTGCGGCACCTTGGCTTGGACGCTGATGCCGTGTTCATCCAGCCCATCATCGTCTACCGGCCTGCCGAGGGAGACGAGGAGGGCGACGACGACGGCGAGGTGGCGTGCCCGACTTGGATTCAAGTGACCTACGTCTGCGGCGTGATGACGGCTCGCCTCTACACCTGCTGACGTACCACAAGGGGCGGCTCGCCTGAGCCACCGGGAAGCTTGGCACGCTCCCGCCCCTTCCAACGCCGCTCGCTGACGATCAGAAAGCGGCGCCAACCAAAGGAGACCGACATGAAGTGCGACACGGAAAGCAGAGCTTTCAAGCTGACCAAGCATGACGTTGCCGCCCTCGCAGAGTTTGCCTCGACGGACAAAACGAGGACAACGCTGACCTGTATCCGATTCGAACCGGATGCGGGCACGGCCGTCGCCACCGATGGCCACACCCTCGTCGCCGCGAAGAACGGCGGCACCTACGCCGGGGAGCCATTCCTCGCTCCAGCGAAAGCCCTCGTTGAGATGGCAAAGCTCTTGAAAAAGGACGACGTCCTGACCATCGAACGCAAGGCGACCGAGGCTCTGGCCGAGGTCATCATCACGGCACCCAACGGAGCGACGTCGCGCCTTGCCTGCGAGGACGACCACTTCCCAGCTTGGAGGCAGGTCATGCCCGAAGCGTCCGCGTCCGCGACCAACAAAATCGCGTTCAACATGAAGTACATCGCGCGGCTCGAAGCTGTCCAGAAGGCTGCGGAGACGCGCGGCGGCACGTTCATCGTCCCAGAGAGCGATATGGCCCCCATCGCGGTCACCTTCAAGGGATTCGACGCCACCTGGACGGCCGTCATCATGCCGATGCGTGTCTGATGCGACGCCGAGTTCCGATTGACGTGCAGTGCTGCGGATATTGCGGCCAGCTATTCAACGCAAACGGACAAGGACAGGCCGCTCCAGGTGAGCATGTCTGCGAGAGATGCTCCGCGAGACTGACACGAGAGCGAAGGCTCCTATCAGATGCGTACCTGTCAGCAGAGGACGAGCGATAGTAGTTGCCAAAAAGGCAACGCGCCACTACGTTAGGCACGCGAGTGCAAAGGAAGGACAACCGATGGCACGAAGCAAGAAGAGGTTTTACGCAGTCTGCGTCCAGAAGAAGGACGGAACGCTCATCACCGAGGTGACTGAGGCGGTTACCGCAGGCGAGGCACTTGGCAACATCCTCGATCAGCATCACGCCGGAACGGACCCGGATTGCGAATGGATTCTGGTGCGCTCCGAGGCTGCGTCCGATGAACCGAAGGAAAAGCCTCGCCGCGCGAAGAAGAAGGCGCCCGAGAGCGTCTCAGACGCATGTCTCACCGACAAGCAGAAGGAGCGGGCAGGCAAGGCGGTCGCCTCCACCCTCGCGTTCGACTTCGATCCGTCGCTGAGGAATACGACGATTCTTGACGCCTACGCGCTCGGCATCGCAGAGGGGCCATGACGCCCGAGGCGTTCTTCGCGAGGCTTGATGCTGCGCTCGAAGAGCGTGGCGAGCCGCGCCATGATCGGTCGCCGTGTCCTGATTGCGGGGACCAGGGACCGCATGCAGACAATGGCGAAAGCGGTGTTCATCTGTCGTTCTCGTGTCGGTCCTGCGGAATGTGCTTCGACGCCTACGATTGGCCCTAGAGTTTACGGGACCGCGCGTTCGAGCTACGACACCGGGCCATGGGACCTTTGATTGATCTCCGATTCCCCATGGAGGCTCTCGCCATCACGAGAGCCCTCCTCGCTGCGTCTTCATGGCTGCCTGAACCGCCCATCGAGCACGGGTGCCCTTTGGACATGGTGCAGGTCGAGAACACGTGTGTGGATGTCTACCCGTGGCCAAACGACGGCAAGCAGACCCTTCTCGGCGCGTCTGCCGTTTTGGAAAACTACGTCTCGACGAACGGCGAGACCTGGGACTGCGAGTCGCTCTGCGCTTCTCGGCGGAAACGGCTCTGCTCGTGGCGGGAATGGAAGAGCGCGTGCGTCGGAACGCCCGCCGACAAGTGCGGTCCGCTGAGGAGCTACATAGGTCCCGACTGGGATCGCGTTGCGGCACGTAACCGACGCGAGCTTTCCAAACTCGATCAGCACGCACGCGCTGAGGACTATCCCGAATGCGTCAGCTACGCGGGAACTCGCATGCAAACGACCGTTCAAGAATGGGTGCGCGTCAAAGACACGTATGCCTTCAGTCGAGGCTTCTGGTCACGACCGGCGGCTTGCGATGCCTTGACCACGAATCACGCTGGCAATTGGCACGACTACGCAACGTCATGCCGTTGCTGCAAGACCGCCCCGCCATGAACTGCGATTGCGAAAACTGTCGAGAATCGCGGCGCACGCCCTCGCTTGGAGCGATGGTCTTTGTTGCGCTCGTCCTAACCCTCCTCGTCATCACGGTGATTTTATGAAGTCTGAAATTCTCGTCGCGCTGATCCTCAAAGCTGCTGAGGTTGAATGGCCAACCGTGGCAACGTCGGAGCATCCTGGCTCCGTCGCCTACCGACAAGGCGTCGCGACGATGGCCGAGAGCTACGTCGCCGTCGGCTCTGAGGGGGCAATCGTTTCGTCAGAGGTCGACCCGCTCATCTTGGCCACCATGGGCTACGAAGAGAGCCGACACCGGCCTACCGTCAAGGATGGCGATTGCTATCAAACCAACGGGATGACGAAGCCCCTCTGCCGGGCGCTCGGGCCGATGCAAGTGTCGCGCGCGACTCCGTCGATTCTTGGAACCATCGACCCAGCCTGGAAGGGATTGAAGGTGGACGAACTGCGCGATCCGCTTACCTCCGTCAAGGTCTCGTACCGCTTGCTCAAGTACTGGAAAGACACCTGCAAGTCCAAGAGCCTCGACGCCTTGCTTGGGAATTGGAGCGCGGGGAAATGCCTGAAGGGCACCATCGACATGGGAGCCCGCCGCTGCGCGTTCGCCAAATCCATGGCTGGAGTGGTGGGCGTCGAGTTCGGAGCGACCTGCGTGAGGCCGACGAGGGACAAGCATGTCAAGCGACTCATCGCCAGCATCGAGAAGAAGAACGAGGAGAAGAAGCCGGAGAGCCCATGACTACCCCGAAACGACTTCCGGAAATCGGTGCGCCCAGCTACGAGGTACGCTGGCGCAACGCCCCGTTGGGCCGGTACGAAACGCTGGCTCAAGCTGTGGAAAGCGCCCAGGCGATCATCTCGGCTTCATGGGGCAAGAGCGCCCCGGAGCAGGCGACGACGTACGCCGTCGTGGAGCTTCGCGTCGTCGAGACGATGGTGTGGCAAGGCGGGGCGTGAATCGTCAGTCATCAATCACCGAGGAGGTTTTCCGATGAAGCTACCCGATGGCAGTACAACGCGAAGCAAGGCCGTCTGGAGCGCGGGCTGGAGAGTCGTCGGCGAATCGGTTGAGCGCGCGCTTGGATGGACGCTCCTCGACTACGATCCAGACTTCGTCTTCGATACTCCAAGCGGTTCGGTCAAGGTAGATGTTGCCATCGCCCTTTCGATCCACCGATTGAGCCAAGAGATGGCCGTCTTGAAGGCGTGTCTATCGTACGCGACCTCGAATCCACTCCCTGTCTACGACCCTCTTCCCCGAGAGGGTCTGACACCGGAAGCCTTCGTTGAATCGTGCAAGCGGGGGCGACCAACGAAACATCTGCATGGCTGGCTCGCGCGCGACCTTGGAAAGATGGTGGAAACCATGCTTCTTGAAAGAGAGCAGGCTCACGCGCTGATTCAAGAGCTAGGCCATAAGTGCGACTCATCCGCTGCGAAGCGACCGACGGGTGAGTGGAAGCGCCAGAGCCGCCTGAAGGAAGAGGCGTGGCGGTGGGCCGCAGATCGCCTGCGGATGGAGATGACGGTCGAGGAGGTCGACCATACCCTGTCCGACGAGGAGCTTGAAAAGCTTGCTCACGTCCGCAACGTCGTCTGCAAGACCCTCGTTCGGCAGGCAGACCGCATCAAAAATGGAAGGAAGGGGAAGCGCGAAAAGACCCTGGTCGAAGCGTTCGGGTTCGACAAGCTAACCGACGAACAGAAGCGAGAGAACCTTCTCGTGAACCTTGGGATCGCAACGTGAAGCAGGACGAACGCAACTTTGAGCTTGGTGAAATTTACGACGACGCGGACGCCACAATCTTCCGGTTCGGAACCGATGCGGTGACGGTATTCTCGCAACGCGGCGCCTGTGTGATTCGTCCATGGCATTGGCGCCCCGCCGACCTGAAAAACTTCCCCGAAGCCTCTGAACACATGGTCAAAGGGATCAAGAGTCTTCGGGAGTCGCCAAAGGAATGGAAAGGCAAAATCTCGCTTGGCGAACTCATCGTGTGGTCGTCCCGCCGCACCCGTCGAGACGACTGGATGCCTCCCGAGGACGACGATACCCCAATGTTCATCATTGGGAGGTCCAGCATTGATGCCCAGCCTATCGGCCAACGCGTGTTCAACCGAAGGCTCATTCGCGAGGCGTCTCAAGCGTTCATTGAAAACTGGGAGGCTGGGGATTCTTCGTCTCAGGTTCTTTGCTCCATCAAGACGCTGTCCAATGGTGCAGCGTTATCGATGACCCTCCACGACATCGAAGTTTACGTCATGTCTCTAAGCGATTCCGTTGGTGCTGGCGACGAGCGCATGCCGAACTCGCGCTGCGAGTGTCAGCTAGAGCCAGGCGACAGCCCATGTCCTGTCCATGGAGACGAAGATGCCTGAATCGCAAAATCTTGAGAGCCGATGCACGTGCGCGTATCGCGATGGGAATAGCGAGCACAACTGGCACGAAATCAACTGCCCCGCGGAAAAGTACGCGCGACGGTGGCTCGACGACAACACCTGGAGTGACGAGAAGCTTGTCTGCCCGTACTGCGGCGATGTCACCGACTTATCCGAAGGCTGGGAGCGTCTTCCAAGAGGCTTCGAGCACGACGGTCAATGTGCCTGGATTTCATGCGATCAATGCGGCCGTGAATTGAGGGTAACGCTCTCGGTAACCTACGAAGTCAGGACAGACCCCGTGTACTGGAGGCAAGATGAAGGATTCGCGAAGAAGGATGGTGAGTGAATGGCATTGCCGCGTTTGGGAAACGAACGACGAGCGCGACTCGACAACTTGGCCCGTCCCGGTACGAGGGATCTGGTCGACGCTTCGCGAGAAGCTTCACGCTGGGAGTTATGGATCCCGCGTCGAGTTAACGCAGAGTGAGGCGCTGGCGCTTCGTTCTCTCGTGCGTGCCTACTTGCACGTGATCGACGCACCGAGGTGGGTTCTCGACGAGCTTGTCGAGGCACTCTGCGATGCCGAGCGTTTGCAAGCGGAGGAAGAGCAGGCCGAGGAGGAAAGGAGGCTTGCTGCTGTATGAGCGTTCTCAACGGACCCGGGGAAGGGACCTGGAGCGTCTTTGCGGAGAAGGCCGTCCGCGAAAGAGACGAGGCACGCGAAATGCTGTTTCAGGCGCGACAGGAGTGCGCGAGGGCGAGAGAGCAGCGGGACATCGCGTTGGCGGCGCTAGCCGTAGCGGAAAGAGAACTGGCGCTGCGAGATGAGATGCTAGCGAGCTTTAAATTTCAACAGCCAGAAGCAACGGCGGTCGATAGCTCCGATGGTGGCGCAGCGCGTCATTTCATCAACTGCGGACCGTTCTGCGACCATGTCGTGTTTTGCGCTGATTGCGAAGGCACCTACGGTCTCTGCCCGAAGCACGAGAGCGATCCAGATTCGAGCGTCATGTGGAAGGACAAGTCTGATGAATCCTCAAGAAGCGTACGCGCGCGGCTACCAAGATAGGGATACAGAGGTTCAGCACCTCCGGGCTCAGATCGAGGAAGCAAAAGCTGCGATTGGCCCGAAGCTCTTTGTTTCAGGTGAGACGTTCTTAGATGCGGTGCGACGCAGGGACCGCATCACCAAGAGCGTTCAGCTTGTTGGCTCGGGCATCATGATTTTGCCGCTCATTGCTGCGCTTTGGTGGCTTGCGGACTCGCTCGGGGAAGTCAACGAGCGTTGCTCGAAGTGCTTCTGTCCGGAGACCTCGTCTGCCTCGAAGTGATGCTTACAATCTCGACCGATGCTTGAGAAGGTAACGGGCCGCGTCGTTCAAGCGCATACGGTGGACGATTCAGATCGCGACTTCATCGTGACGCTGGGTCCTCCGCCCGATCTGGTTTGGTTTCGAGCCGCGGGTAGGCCTCCGCATCTGGGTCAGCTTATCAGCGTTTACGGACGCGAGGTTTCGAAGGAGACCATTGGCGACAGTGAACGCAAGGGCTCCATCACGCAGATGTCCTGCGAGCGATTTGAGATCGACACAAGCGTCTATGCCTCGCGCCACGTGCCGGTTGGCTGGATCGAGTCGGTCAAGGCAGTCATGCAGCGTCCGCTGTATCGGTATCAGGCGGAGGGAGCCGCCTGGGTTGCAACGCGGATTGCAAGCGGCGTTGGCGCCATCTTGGGTGACGAGCCAGGCGTCGGAAAGACCGCTCAGACCGTCGCGATGCTCACGTCGGTCAAGCCATTCCCGACCGTCATCGTCTGTCCGGCGACGCTGAAGCATCAATGGTATCGAGAATTCGCGGCGACGAAAAAGCCGCCGAGGGTGTTCATCGTCTCCGGCAAGCAAGACCGCATGCCGAAGGGCTACGACATCTACATCCTGAACTACGACATCTTGTACGCGCGCGAGGCTGAGCTTCTGGTGATGAACCCGGCGCTCTACGTGTTCGACGAGGCGCAGGAATTGAGAAACCCGCAAGCCCGTGGCAAGCATCGAGCCGCCAGCGCCACGAGGCTTGTCCGCCAGCGAAGCAAAGGCGCGCTCCTGCTTACCGGAACTCCCATCGAGAACCGTCCCGCGGAACTCTGGCGACTGCTTCACCTAACCGAGCCACGCAAGTGGCCAAGGTTTGCCGACTACGCCATGCGGTATCTCAAGCCGCAGCGTGGCAAAGAGGTTGGGCGCGTGGTCCGAACACAAGCTGGTCGCGTGGAGCGGTTGAACGAGCTTCACTTGCTCGTCGACCAAGCCATGCTGAGGCGCCTCAAAACAGAGGTTCTTAAGGACTTGCCTCCGAAGAACCGGCGTAGCGTTCTCGTTCAGATCGATGACGGCTACATGCAGCACTACCGCTCGGCGGAAAAGGACGTCGTCGCGTGGCTGAAGTCGCTCGGCAAGTTCGACCGGGCCGTCGAAGCCAAGAAGGCCGAGTCTATCGTCAAGCTGACGATGCTCCGACGTATCGCCGCGCTCGGGAAGCTGCGCTACGCCATCCCTCAATACCTTCGCTCCTGGTTCGACTCGCACACGCGAGAACCTCTCGTCATCTTCGGCTACCACAAGGACGTCATGCTCGGCGTCCACAAGGCATGCGTTCGACTTGGCCTCCGAACCACAGGCATCGGCGGCGGCGAATCGAGCGAGAAGCGCCAGAAAGCAGTCGACCTCTTCCAAGCTGGCAAGGCTGACGTCTTCCTCGCGCCGATCCGATCTGCGGGCGTAGGCCTGAATCTTCAACGCGCGAGCGAGGCGCTGTTTGTAGAGCGCATCTGGACGCCAAGCGGCATGATTCAGGCCGAGGACCGCGTCTACCGAATCGGCTCGAAGCGTCCCGTGACGATCACCTATCTCGACGCGGCCAAGACGGTCGACGAGCACATCGCTCAGATCGTCGAGGCAAAGCAGCGTCTCATCCGTGCCGTGGTCGACGACGACCATCAGCTATCCGAGAGCCTTGAGACCGTGACGGAGGTCGTCGCGGGGCTTGTTCCAGAATTAAGGTAACGATGACCAAAAACGAACGACAGACGGAGTTTGGATGGACCGTTGATTTGCTACCGAGGCCACCGTCAACAGCGGAACAGGCTCGCGATCACGCCGTCGAGCGCGCTGGCCAGGCCGCCGAGGCGGAGGCTGGCTTGACCAAGCTCTGCTTGCCACCCGATCCGTCGCCAGCATCAAAACGGAGTTCACCGCCGACGACGTCTGGCAAACCGGCCTCGAACCCCCTCGCGAGGCGCGAGCCCTTGGCGCGGCCTTCTCGATGCTACGCCGCGAGGGGCTCATCGAGGTGACACCCTTTTTCAAGCAGACCACACGGGCGAGCCGACACGCGGCTCCGATTCGAATCTGGAAGTCGGTCCGATGAAGGCATTGCGGTCGAAATTTACCGCAAGAAAACCGCCGGTCGCTAATCCTCGACCCGGACAACCTCGACCTCTCCGAGTGACGAGATCCCTAGCTCACGAGCAATCTGATTGCGCGCGTCGTACCAGAGCTTTGCCGTCGCTCGGGCAACACGATTCGGGCTACGAACCGACCACCCAGCCCAGCGGACTGGAAACGAGGACGGCGCCCCTGGCTCAGCGTCAGGAAAAAGCCGTGGGTCTGTCATGGCGTTTTTTTGGCGTTCCATTCCGACTCCTTGATTTTAAGCCAATCGGGCTGAGATGGGGAACCAAGCAGGTTCAAAAGCGTTGCGACGACGAATCCGCCCACGAGCATGCCGACGAGGAAGACAGCCCATTCGCCCTTGCCATTAGGAATCAAACGCATGGCTTAGCGCGGCCCCTTGTCGAGGCGGTAGACGACGTAAAAGTAGCCAAAGACGCAGATCAGAAGAAGCAGCATGTCCCTCATGGCCCGTCTCCCTTCTTGAAGCCAAGCGCCTCACCAAAGACGATCCAAATCGAAACGATGGCCGCGACCAAGAAGACCAAATCGATCCACTCGCCAGTCGTTTGCGGCACGAATCCCATGGTCGCCAAGATGCTCATAAGCGCAGGCTCCGTCTCTCGGTCGCGCGCTCGTCCGTCTCGTCGCACACGACCGATATGCAAACCTCAATCGTCGTGTTCTCGAAGCATTGATCGCGTAACGACTCGTAGACCCCCTCGAAGCCAGCATCGAGCGCATCTTGGACGCTGCATGCCGTTTCCCGATACCATCGTCTTCCGTCATGAAGCATGCGCCAGACGCGCGGACGGTTTTCGAGGATGATGCTCCAGATCGCCTGATCGTCCATCACTCTATACCGTTCCAACTAGCTTCTCGAAGCATGACAGGCCCGTCATTGTAGGGGTGAAGCTTCGAGACGTAGACGAACCCGAACTTCTCGTAGAACTCAACCAATCGGTCGAAGTCATCGGGATTTTTTGGCACGACCTCAAGGCCGATCAACGTCACTCCCTCAGCCTCTAGCAGCGTAAGCGCCTCGGACAGAAGCCTCGTGCCGTTTCCTGGTGCGCTTGACTCCACCCAGTCGATCCACGCCATGTGCTGGTCTGACGACGAGCCAAGAAGCCGGGCCGCATCCGGCTGGGCACTAAACTCGGCAGGAGTTCCAATGAACGCGACAACCTGCCCGCGCTCGTCCTTGATCACAAGCTGCTTCATTCTTCAATGTCGTCGCCTTCTACAATGGTCAACGAATCGAGGTATTCGATCCAGAGACCAAGCGCGCGACGAAGCAAAATGGCTGTGCTGCGGTTGAGCACCGCCTCCGGCTCTTGACCGTGCTTTGGCGATACCCGCAACGTGCAGCAATCGGTCTGTTGCGGGTCCTCGCTAAGGACGATCTTGGTCCCAACCGGATCAAGAAGCTGAACCGCCGGGAACGTGTACGGGTCGATCACTTCTCCGAGCCCTCAATGAACTCCGCATCGGGAACATACTCGTCGCTCGATGCTTGCTCGAAGACTGCCACCTGACGGCGGTACAGGTCCCGAAGCTCGGCGACATCGTCTTTCGCGAGCTTCGACTCATCCTTCTTGATCTGGGCGGCGACCTCGTTTAGCTCCTCTTTACCCCAGGATTGACGCAGCATCGCCGCATACCGTTCGGCGACCGACCTGCTACCCTCGGCTGCTGCGGGAAGCGCCGCGGCTGCGCTTTCCTGGGGAGCTTGCTGGGGACGCGAGGCCTGCTTCGGGGAAGGCCTCGGTTCGGCATACTGGGCGCCACCCCGCTCCGCTGAACGCTGAGCGATCTCCATGCAACGGTCCTGAAGCCATTGAGGCAAAGCCGCGCAGATGACGTTTCGAATCGCGCGAGACTGCCCGTTGGCGAACTGCATGTCGTCCCACCGCTGCTCGTCGTACTTGCCCGGAGGCGAGCTTCGATGCTGCCGGTAAAGGCGCGAACAGGTCGCCCCAGACTCAAGATCCACGAATGTAGCTTTGAACGTGTACGCATCGTCGTCTCTCGCCACGAGGTCGACGTCGCAGACGGCGTTCGTCCAGTTTCGAAGCAGCATGTAAGCACCATCGACGCTGATTCCGTCGATGTGCTTCTTGCCGCCAGAAGCCCGGTCGTTGACGTCCCAGCCGTAAAAGAAACGGTCTGCCAAGAGGTGGGCTTCGGTCGTCGCGCGTTGAAGCACGCTCCCGCCAGGATTGTCGGGAGACCCGATGTCGCGCCGCACCTGAACCATCACGGCCGTCTGGTACGCGCCACCGACCCGCATCAGCGAGTGCCCCTGACTAGCCTGAGCAGCCCCCCGGGCCATCTCAGCGTCGCTTACCGAGTCCGACTGCCGCCGCGCCATCTGCTTCGTTCCCTGCATAAGCCTCGTCCTCCAAAGGAAAGATGATGGTCATCGGTACAGTAGCCGTCAAGGCGAAAGTTGACATAGAGGCAACTTGCTCTATGCTACGATTCGCCCGGATCGGGCTAGCGAGTCCCATGAAACGCAAACAAAATTCCGCGAAAGAAAAAGGCCCCGACGTCTTGAGGGAGGCCATTCGGGCTCGCAAATGGTCGCAAGCTTCTGTCGCCAAGATGCTCAAGGTTTCCAAGACCACCGTCAGCCGTTGGCTTAGCGGTCAGCGGACTCCTGGTCGGTCTCACATGGCGGCCTTGCGTGAACTGCTCCAGATCCCCATCGACGCCTGGATCTGACCATGACGCTAGACACGATTGACGACGTTCGTGGCCTGACCCGCACCGGCATCGAGATCAAGAAGATCACGAACGCCTGGAAGTCTGCGCCTGAGGGCGACAGGTTCACGCAGGCGCTGGTGACATTCCTTGGCAGCAAGACCAACAAGGGCACGCAGCGCGTCTATGCCTTTGCGCTGACGGAGTTCTTCAACTGGTACAAACAGCTTCGAGGCTACTACCCGCTGCCGAGCAACGTCATGCGGGCGGACGCGGTCCTGTTCGTCAAGTGGCTTCAAGAGCGTAACCTTGGCGTTGACGACCTCAGGCTAGCTCAAGATCCGGAGCGCGAGCTTGACCTCGCGATCTACAAGTTCATCAAGCAAAAGCCAGAGAGCCGCATCAGCGCAATCCGCCAGCATCTGCTTGCTGACGTACGTTTCACGACGACGGCAGAGTTCAAGGTTCGCGGAACGCTTCAGCGCGGACGGGTCCTCAAAATCGAGGAAGACGAGCCGCACGGCGACGCGCTGCAAGACTTCATTGACCTGAACGGTTTTCCTCCCGACAACGCGCTCGATCTCCGGCTTGCGTGTCTTTGCATGCACAACCTGCTGCGCCGCGCGCCGACCATCCAGCAGATCCGCGACGGTGAGGTCGACGTTGGAGTTGCGGACCCCGATCAAGCGCAGATCACTTTCCGCGTTGACCCTGAAGTCTTCCGATACTGGGCGAACACCTACACCGAGAAGAAGGGGACCGACCGCTCTGGGACGATTGCGACCAAGCTCTCGGCGCTGTCGTCGTTCTGGACGTGGCTTGTACGGTCGAGCGGCGAGAACTTGCCTGGCTTCGACAGTCTGCTCCGGTTCAACATCTGGCGAGAGGTCATTGCAAACGTACGCGTCACGGCGATCAACCGGGCAAAGGCGCATCGCGAAGCCTCGACGCCAGACCGGGAGCTTTTCCTGCGCGTTCTGTCTGCCTGCTACAAAAGAAGCCACGGTGCCGATGCTCTTCAGGCCGCCTCTGCCGCGCTCGAAGGCGCGGACGTGCGCCGCTTTGCTCAGGCAGAGCCGACCATCTACGACCTGCGAGACCGGGCAATCTTGCTCTTCTGCTACTGGACCGGCGTGCGCGCCGAGGAGCTTGGCTCGATTCGCCGGACTGCCTACGAATCGGCGACGGGCCTCGTCACCATCACAGGCAAGGGCGATCTGACGCGCATCATTCGAACGCCGGACCCGGCCATCCTCGCCATCCGCGAGTTTCAAGCAGCCCTTGATGCGCGTGCTGAGGAAAAAGGCGCGACGATTTTCACTCGGTTCATCGCAGAGCCAGACGCACCGTTGTTTCCGCCCCTGAAGCTCTGGGGACGAGCCGCGCGAATCGTTCCGACAACGTCAGGGGCTCTACCCGGCATTTCACCAAGCGGTCTTGCCAAGCTGCTGCACGAGCGGTCAGAGGAGGCTGGAATTGAGCAAGGAAGCGACGACTACTACCGCGTTCATCCGCATGGCCTTCGGCACCTTGCGGCTCTTGAGGCCAATCGCCGTGGAGTGGATGTCGCAACGATTCAGTCGACGCTGGGGCACGGTAGCCTTGCGACGACGGGCATCTATCTTGAAGTTCGCGATCCGATGGCAAGGTCGCTGCAACCAGATCAGCCGCCGCGTGCGCCTGCGCCTCCGGAACCGATTACGTTCGACGTTGAAGCGGAGGTAGCGGGCGAGGAGCCTGCCGCAAAGCCTGCGGCCGAGCGGGTGATCAAAGGCGCTCTTCCGCCGTCAGAGGCCCGGGAAAAACCTGCCGCAGCCAAGCCGACGAAGCCTGCGGACGAAAGAAAGCGACGTATCGTTTCGTTCGAGACAGAACTCAAGAAGTCGGCCGCCTCGCGCGCCATGGCGCTTGCAAAGCAGGCTGCCGAGACGTCGGAAAAGGCGGTAAACCTTGCCAAGGATGCTGCGGAGGCTGCCGCGGTTGTCGCGCGAGCGGAAGAAACCGAAGGCGTCTCCGTCAAGGAGACCTACGTTGTCCCGACCGAGAGGTCAGAGGAGGCGATTGAAGTCATCACGCCGCCCGAAGAAGCGTTCGAACCTCTGACGGAAGCGGAGGTGAAGACGGCTGCTGAGCCAGGCGCCGTACGCAAGCTCTTGGTTGCGTACCGCGACAACTGGGGCGATGCCTCACAACGCTCTCACCTCGTCGAACAGAAGAGCAAAGCCGCGCGCGAGGCCCTTGGGGATCCCGATGAAGAGGTCGAAGAGGCGCTCCTCGCGAACGCATACGTTGGCAAAACGACCTCGTTCGGATGGTGGCTCGGCATGCTTGCGGGAATGAAGGACAAGTTTCGATACATCCCGAACCCGACGTTTCCCGCCATGCCCATCGTTTCACCAGAGCAGTTCTCTCGCGGGTATCCAGACGATAACCCCGTCCTTAACCGGCTCGTTTCTTTGTACGACGAATGGCTTGATAAACCAGATCGGGGACCGACGGCGTGTGGCGCGCTCATCTTGTGGACGCGTCTTGCATTTGAGATCGGAGAAGAGGCAACGAAGCTTATCGAGTCGCGCGGCGGCACTTGGGTCGATTTTGACGCACCGCTTCAAAAGCAGCCCGATCCAAAAAAACCTTCGCTTCTGCGCGAGCACCTTCCGGGCGCTATTGTGGCATGGTTTGAATCCACGGCTTGGCAATGGGTTCCCTCGACGAAGTCTGGCAAGCCAACCGGCGACGATTTCGATCCCCCTGGCTGGTACAACGAAAGCGATCCTCTGGCTTCGATGCCAAAGGGCGAGCGCATTGAGTTGCTCGATTGGCTGCGAGTTCTGACGGGGAAACCGCCAGAAGACAACACGCCGCGATTCAAGTATGGCGCCTCGCGCGCTCAGCTTGGAAAGCTGATTGGCCTCATGTGCCAATCCGAGGCGCTCCGGCAAGAGCAGGCAGAAGCCGCAGCCATAAAGGGAACGCGCCTCGATGCTGCGACAATCAAGGCGATTCAGGACAACAATGAGATCCGCCTGAAGGCTGACGTAAAAAAGTTTACGGATGGGGCCGTCGCGGACTTCTCGTATCAAAAGGCGCGCGAGAAGAGGTCCTCAGATCGGCAGCAAGCTGAGGTGGCTCGCGCCCAGGCTCTTCGGGAGGCTGCGGAGGAGAAACTCGACCCGAAGGAGCGGCGAGCGAAGGTCCGCTCCGCACAGAAGTTCTCGCGAATGCTTCGAGGCTTTTACCTCGACACGCTTGCCACTGTCTTTGGCGACGAAGTGAAAAAGGACCCGATCCTCGACACCCAAGCTCGATGCACGCAGGGCATTCCGCTTGACGAGGATGTTTTCAAGGGGCTCTTCCGGGTTAAAGGCGACACCATCCAGCACGACCCAGAGTTCATGGTCGAGTACGCAAAGCAGGTCCCTCAGCATTCTGAGTGCGTCGCGCGTCGGCTTGCCCGCCATCTTTGGGAGTCTTCTCGCTTGCAAGACGTCTCCGAAAGCGGCAATCGCGATGCGCTTCTTGTGGCGCTGAGCCTTACTCGCTGGCCGTGCCCTCCGGATCAGGAGCAGGACCTACGCAACAAGGTAGGAATCTTCCCTGGCAAGCGCGTCATGGGAGCAGAGTTTCTCCGAACCCAGGCCTCCGCCGAAGAACGTCAGCGACTTAAGCTTGCGGCTCAGGAGGGCGCTGGTGTCTTGACGACCGAGGAGCTTCGGGAACTCGAAACGGCAGGTGAATTCGGACTTCTTGGCGAGCTAGCCGCTCAAAGCAAGGCTGAATCCGAAGAGACGGTTCGCCAGGAAAAGCTTGGAAAATCTCGTGCGTCGGAGGAACTCAAGGCGCCTCCTGTCTACACGAAAACGACGGTTCGAACGCGACTTGGGATGAAGGGTCCAGCGGTAGCCAAATGGCAGGCATTTTTGAAAGCGGAAGGGCTCGATGTCGGAAGCGAGGACCAAGGGGACGAGCGGGCTCGACTTCACGGTCCGATGACGGAAGCCGCGACCGCCCTCTACGAGGCGCGGCTTCCAAAGGCCACAAAGAACCCAAAGCGCCGCAGCAGCATGCGAATCAACCCCATCAAGCTACTTTTCGCATCGAGCTTGATGAAAGCTGCGCCCCGGTGATTGGCGAGGATAGGCCCGAAAGCCTGCCGCCTGTGCAAGCGCCTCGGCTTACCAAGCGTCAGGCCTACGTCTATTCGTTCATTCGGTCGTTCATCAAAGAACATGGCTACCCTCCGACACGTCGGGAGATCGCAGACGCGTGCTCTTTCAGCAGCGTCTATTCGGTGACGGGTCACGTGAGCGCGCTCTGCCGAAAGGGCGTTCTTTTCTGTGACGCATCCGTTGCTCGCGGGATCCGATTGTGCGAAGCAGGATGGCCGTGGCAGCTTCAGACGAAACAAGGAGAGGTCATCGGCCTCGTGTGGCACATGGCATGAGCGGTCGAAGGTATTTGCGGGCGTACCTGTTCGATTACAACGGTGATCTGCTTCCGTCCTTGATGAAGAGCGACAAGGTCTCGACCGCGCTTCTGCCGGTCATGAAGCTTCAAGGCATGCGGACCTACGCGGGCAGGCTGCACGGCGTTGACAGCGAACCCCGCCGTAAGGCCGTCCTTGATTGCCTCATCGCCGCGCAAGAGCGCGCGCCGAACACGTTCCGACCAATCTACGGCGTTGCGCTCGTTGCCTGTCCTGACCGACGAATCAGCGCCGAGACGCTCAAGCGAGAGGGCGCATTGCCGACGCTCAGCCCGTACAATGCCTTCGCGGCAAGCTTTGCGGCTGTCGGGGACCACAACCAAATGTGGGCTGGAGACCTTTTACGCGAGACGCTCCAGCAGACGGAGGCGCGTCTGATTGAATGCGTTCGCCACGTACGCAGCCGCTCCACCGACGACCTCATCGAGATGTTCGAGTCGGTCGGAAACTAAAAAGCCGGGTGCGGAGGAAGGACATCAACCGCACCCGGCTTCATGCGTACAGAGGAGGCCCAGCGATGGGCAGGTGATGTTTATCGCGATGAACGCGAGTCAACTTACCCGCGCTTCAGGAGGAGAGCAAGCGATCTCGATCCGAAGCTCGTAGACCGGACCCCTCTCTTGTCGTACCTCCCATTGGACAGACGAACCCGAAACGAGATCCGCGTCATCAACCTTCAGAAACGCGGCCACCGCGTCGCGAACTGCCTTGGTGCTCGCTGCGAGGTTGTCGGAGTCCTTGATGGACCCAGGACCAACGCGCGTTAGGCGCACGACAAACGGCGGCTTTAAAAGCAACGGGTCAACCTTGGCGGTCCGCAGAAGAAGAGTCGTCAGTTCTTTCTGCTGGCGAGACCTACGGTGCCTCGCCGACCAATGGTCGCGGCGATTCATCTCGCTGACGGTTCGAATTGGGACGACGACGAAGAGCATCGCCCGGAAACCTTCAGCCGCTCGGGTCTTCGCAAGCAAGCATCTTCTGCACGTCGGACGCGCTCGGCGGTGTGTCGTGCGACGCGCGCCACTTGGCGATCTTCTGCCTCAAATTGGCCCGCGAAAGACGAGCAATCCAGACGTCGAGGTAGTCCTTGTTCTCGGACCGGACGCGCTCGACGGTCGATGCAAACGCCAAAACAACCTCTTCGTCCTTCGTTAAAGCACTCATCGTCACTCCTTGTAGAACGTCGCGTTGCCGTTTGGGTCGGTTCCGAGAAGCTCTCCAAGCGTATGCAGCGCCTTGGTCACGCGCTCGTGGATCTCAAGAGCCATGTCGGTGTACTGCTTTGCGTCTTTGACGCGCGCCTCGTGCTCCTCTCGGAGGTGACGCAACGTTTCCTTGTTCTCCTTGTCCTTCTGGACGATGTACCAAAACTGCGCGGCGATCACGACCCCCATGACCCCGTGCTCCAAGAACAAGTTGATAAACGCAGGCACGAGCGAGATAATACCGCAAAATCATCCCGCGCCAAAGGGCGACTTTCGCCCCAAAGGACAGCGCCCCGATGCCAAAAACCTTTATCCCGCCTGAAATGGTCGCGCTTGAAGCCGAGTACGGCCTGTACATCCGGTCGCACCAGCCCCCGTCCCACCCGATCACGGGCTCCTTCACGCAGCCCTTGCGCCTGCCCATCGTACCGGCAAGTACTATTTCGTGGTCAAGAGCCCTTACCAGATCAAGAGCGCGACCGACAACGACGGCACCTTCGACCCGGAGAACTCAAACGTGAGAAAGAACCCAGGGCGCACCATGACGAAATTGAAAAGAACCGCTTACCGATGCGGACGTTCAGGGGATTCTCTCGTCTGGAAAGAATCTTTCTCGTATAATCATCGGTTCACGCACGGCCCTGGCGTCTACTTCACGGCCGATGCTGACTATGCAGAACGCTACTGTCAGACAAACTCGTCCATTTACGTTGTCGAGATTTCAGGTCTTTTGCTGCCATCTGAATCATTAGTTGACTTTCATCCCGATTACGTTCCGCCTCACCCGGACGTCGAGCGCCTTTCAAGCCTGCCTGAATATCGGCAGTTGATTGACGATCTCGTTCAACGCGGTCAGTACCGGAAAGCGCCCCGCTGGAATGTGACTACTTCGCTACACGAGCTTGCCGACGACCTTGGACCCGACAAATTCCTCGCCGCCATGAGAAGAATCGGCGTCGTTGGGACGGCTGGACGTTCAGGCGGATTGCCTGAAGAGTACGCTGTTTTTGACCATGAGGCGATCCATCTGATTGAAGAGATCCCGTGGAAATACAAGAGGAATGCCGGGACTAATCACATGCAGCAAAACACCTTCATCCCGCCTAAAATGGTCGCGCTTGAAGCCGAGTACGGCCTGTACATCCGGTCGCACCAGCCGCCATCGAACCGTTGCTGCACGCCGGTCGGCCTCGCGCGCGCAAAGCAGCTAAAGAACCGAGAGCCGGTGAGCGTCGACACGCTGAAGCGGATGCGGAGCTACTTCCAGCGACACGAAGTCGACAAGATGGGCCGGAATTGGGGCATCGACTCGAAGGGATTCCAGGCGTGGCTCCTCTGGGGCGGCGACTCTGGTCGCAAGTGGTGTAACCAGATTCTTGCCGGGATAGGTGAGTGACATGGTAAAAATTAAGGAACTGACAGCTTCTCAATACAAGGACGCCCTTCAAAACTATAAGGATGTAGTTTCGTGCATTAAGACAGAACTTGGTGCATCATTTAGCGATCCGTACGGCTTTTCGAAATTTCTGTTCGTCGGAGCGAATACCGACGTTGGATATGGAAATCTGTTCCAGGCTATCGACAAGGCCGATTTCCCCCTTACCGCCCAATACCCAGGCAAAGAAGGGACTAATGAGGATTCGCTACGAAGAAAGGCGTACCAGCTCAGCATTAAGACATTTTTCGAAGAAATGTCCGACGGGAAAATCTTTGCGTATCGCGGCCTTCATGGCATCGAATGGAATGGGCTATCAAGCTTCTTGTCGTCATACAAAGCGTACCAAAAGGCTCGTGCCGCACAAGCAACGACTGAACAGGAACATTTTGACAACTACAGCTTGAATAGTGTTGTTTCCATCCTATTTGCGCTTAAGTCGGGCGGCTCGTGGGGAATCGCTAGAGTAAAAACGCCTCGGAAGATTCCAAAATCTGGAGTCCTCATCGTTTCGAAGCTGTCTGTGAAAGATATTGCGGGATGGGGCTCGGACAGCGAAAGTGGCTTAGCGAACGAGGCAGAAATCTGGGTCAAGCCATGCGACCCAAAGTGCGTCCACAAAATATTCGTTCTATCGAACAAAAAGATAGGGAAGCTAGCCTCTCAGAAAAGTCGCAAGGACTTCTCTCTCGATGCTCGGCGCCTCGTTCACATCCGAGATGAACGTGAAGGCGACTATGAAATCTCGATTAACCCCGAGGTCGCGGAGGGCCACGGCGCGGTTATCAGCAACATTCCGAGCGGATACGAATGGTACGAGTTCGACGTCTGATCGCGCCGACTTAGTTCAACCAATCATCGAGCCCGATGTTGAAGTCCTCGCGTGGCTTGATAAGCCTCTGCTCTTCGTCACGTTCGGGCCAGTCTGAGCAGTCCTTCGAAATCAGATCAAGAAACTCGCTCGGACCTGTCGGCTGATACTTGCCGTACCGCATACGCTCGTTGGCGTACGTGATCCACATCCATTTTCTGGCACGAGAGCACGCCACAAACGCGACGCGCTTTTCCTCTTCGACGGTCTGAGCATCGTCGCCGCTTGGAAGAATGCCATGCTCAAAGCCGACGACCCATACGGCGTCTGCTTCAAGGCCCTTGTACCCATGGATCGTCGAAAGCAAGACCTTGTCTCCTTTCGCATCGTCCTGAGCGGTGATGAGCGACACCTCCTCCAGGTAACCAGCAAGCGTCGGGTTCGAGACTCGACGTTCGTAGGCACCGATAGCCGCAACGAACGCCTCGACGTGCTCCATGTCGCGAGCGGCTTTCTCCATGTCGGCATGGCGCCGCTCGCTTCGAAGCCTCTCCACCTTGTCGTGAAGCATCTTCCGATAGCCGCTTGCGGTCAGCAGGAAGTCGGCAACCCTGCTCGCGGACTCTTTCGACAGCATCTCAGTCGCCTGCCGGTAGAGGTAGAAGAACCGCATGAGGTTCTCTTGCGCCTTGCCAGTGACGATGTTTTCGGCAAGCGCCGTCTGAACGCCCCTCGAAAAGCTTAAGCCTCGCTCGCGGGCGCGCTCGCGGATCTTCGAGACGGCTTTGTCTCCGAGACCTCGCGAGGGGTTGTTGATGACGCGCTCGAAATCGAGGTTCGAATCCGGGTTGACGAGCAGACGGAGGTACGCGAGCGCATCTCGGACGACCTTCCTTTCGTAGAAGGTGATGCCACCGACAATGTCGTACCGCATGCCACGGTTTCGAAGCTCGTCTTCGATGGCCCTTGAGAGGACGTGGTTTCGGTACAAAACGACGCATTCCTTCGCAGGCGTTCCAAAGTGAATGCGTTCCTCGATGGCGCTGGCGACGAAGCGCGCCTCGGCATCCTCGTCTTTGAACCCCTTGATGAAGACCTTGTCCCCCGTCCGGTTGCCGGTCTCGGCGTCTCCGTTCGAGACGAACGCATTCGCGCAAGCGACGATGTTCTTCGTTGAGCGGTAGTTCGTCTTCATGTCGACGACGACCGCGTCCGGATAATGCACCCGAGCAAAGTCAATGATGTTTTGGGGGCGAGCGCCGCGCCACGCATAGAGCGACTGGTTGACGTCGCCCACGACGGACAGGTTGCGGCTCGATGCGAATGCCTTGACGATTCGGAACTGCACTTCGCTTGTGTCTTGGTACTCGTCGACCAAGACATGCGACCACTTGCGCCGAAGGTACTCGCCAAGCTCATCGCGCCTCTCAGCCGCGCGCATGACGACGTTCAAGAGATCGTCGAAATCGAAGGCGTTGTTGCCCTTCAGAATCTGCTCGTACCGAAGCCAGATGGACTTCTGGTCAGAGGCAAGCTCATCGGACGCATCCACGTCGCGCAAATCTTCGGGCGCCATGCCGTCGCTCTTCGCGCGACTGATGAACTCGCGCAAGTCTTGAGGCTTGACCTTCTTTGGGTCGATGTTCAACTCCCCCATCGCGCCCTTGATGCACCCGAGGACGTCATCTTCATCGTAGATGCTGAAGTCCTTCTTTCGGCTCTCTCGGCTCGCGTCCTGCTCGAAGGACCGGAGAAGGCGGCAGCAGACCGAATGGAACGTGCCCGCCCAGATGGCATCCGCCTGAGCCTTCCCGACGATAGCGGCTATCCGTTCTTTCATCTCCTTGGCAGCCTTGTTCGTGAAGGTCACGAGCAGAAGCCGACGAGGTTCAACGCCCCGGCTGAGGAGCGAAGCAGCCCGCTGCGTGATCGCACGGGTCTTGCCGCTCCCAGCCGTCGCGTTGATAAGAAGCGGGCCGTCACCGTGGTCGACGGCCCGCTGCTGAGCTTGGTTCAGGCTCACTTCACCCCGGACGCAAGGCTCGCCATGATGTGACGAACACGATCCTCGATCATCGCATCGAGAGCCTTGAAGAAGTTCGCCTGAGCCTTGCTATTCGCATCAAAGATGATGTCGATTCGGCCCGAGAGGTCTTCGCCCCGTGAAAAGTCGTACCCCTGGCGCTTTGCCTGAGCGTCACGAGCGATCTCCCGAAGCTTGTGAAGCTTTTGCCGCGCTTTGACCTTGGCCTTCGCAAGAGTCGGCGACGTTAGCCCGAAAGCCTTCTTCGAGTCTTTCTTGTTGAGCGAGGCTCGAATGTTGTAGACGTATCCCTCGGTAAGCTTGATGTTCTGCTCTTCGGCCTTCTTGATGACCTCTTTCGCAGACATCGTGGTTGGCTGGCTCAAAACGAATGCTCTTTTGGTTCCAGTTCTCATAGCGTGTGTTCCCTTTCGGTTTGCACACCATAGGAACCCGTTTCCAAACTGTCAACGGGCATGAGGAAGGTTCTGCTGTCCTGTCGAGAAATCTTCGCACGAACTTTCGACGCCAAGCACCTTGCCGAGCACGAAGGCTTCTGCTTGTTGCTCGTCGAGTTCGATGCCGTCCACGATCCCAGCGACGGTCGACTGCTTATCCACAAGCAGTTCTTTCAGCCATTCGTCCACCGTGCCAGCGGCGTCCATGTACGTGATCGTCACGTGATTCTTTTGGCCGATTCGGTAGATTCGGTCTTCGGCCTGGACAAGCAGCGCAGGCTTCCACGCGCGCTCGATGAACAGCATTTCACTTGCTCGCGTGAGCGTGAGGCCAACGCCAGCGGCCTGGATCGAGCAAACGATGACGTCAAGTTCGCCACGCTGAAAGGCATCCTTGTCGGCGGTTCGCTCGGTCTCCGACATTCCTCCGACGATCTTCCCGACGCGGAACGGACGAACAGAAATTCCATCGTGAAATTCCTTTGAGCCTAGGACATCGGAAAGCCCTGCCGTCACGTCGCGATGGTGCGCCATGACCACGAGCGGTCGCCGCGTACCCTCCGCATGCGCCACGATCCAGTCTGTCGCAGCTTCAAGTTTTCCGCGAGCCGCGAGCTTTCGGAGGGCGGTGAGCTTCGTGACGGCTGGTGCCGCCAGATGCTTGAGCACAGCAACCGGGCCTCCGCTCTCGCGAACCCACGAGACGAAGTCGCGAAAGGCCTGCCCGTACTCGCGCGCTGTCGCATCATCGAGCGGCACGTACAGGGTCTGGCGACTCTTTGGCGGCAGGTCGAGAAGCTCCTTCCTTCGCCGAAGCATCGAGCGACTGAGCAACTGGTGAAGCCTCGGAATGTTTGAGGCCCCAGAGAAATCCCAGGTTTTGACGCGCTGACAACGACGGCCTACCTCGGTAAGCTTGCCATCGCAAAACTTCCTGCCGAAAGCCACGTAGTCGCCCCAGAACGACGGGTCGATCATGAAAAGGAGCGGCCAGATTTCGATGGGACGATTCTCAACCGGCGTTCCGGTCAGAAAGAACCGCTTTGGATCGGTGTGCCGAGCAAGCTCCGCAACGGCCATGGCACGCTTGCTGCCGGAGACCTTTTTTGTCTTGCCGGTTGCCTTCAACGTCTTGACGTTGTGCGCTTCATCCACAATCAGCGTTGCAATCGGAAGCTTCGTAAGTGCCTCGACGTGAAAGGCAACGACATCAAAGTTGACGATGACAGCGTCGAACTGAGCCACGAGGCCGACGTCGAGAGGCTTCGTTCCGCTGACGATGTACGCCTGGAGTTCCGGGCGCCATCGAGCAAGCTCGCGTTGCCATTCAATTCGCATCGCCGCAGGGCACACGATGACGATGCGCGGGTCGGCCGCCACGCACGCCTGCATCGTCTTGCCAAGCCCAGGCTCGTCCGCGAGCAGACATGACTTGAAGTGGTCAAGCCACCGAATCCCTTCCGCTTGATGCTTGAAAGCAGACCCAGGAGCCTTTCGGGTCGATGTGACTTCGGGAGGGCAGCGGACGATCTCTTGAATCGAAGCGAACTCGAAGCCAAAGGATTGCGTTGCCGTAGAGCCAAGCCCAAAACGCTTTCCCGAGGGATCGATCCAGCAGACGAACCGCTCGTTGCCACGAAGATCAAGAACCCGCTCGCCTAAAGCATAGGGACACGTTGGCCTAGCCGCGACAGTCGTACTCATCGGCAAGCTTGATGTAGCTCGCGCGGTGCCAAGATGTCAACTCAACCCGTCGCGCTTCACCCCGCGTAGCCAGAAGCAAACGCATACCCAGCGGCGCCGGACAGAACGTGCCAAAGCCCATGAGCCGCATCGTATCGGGATGGATTGAGCCTGGCGTACCGATACGCGACAAGCGCCAAGATGACGCATCCAAGCCCAGCCAACGCGCAGGGAACTACCTTCGTATGGAAGGTCATCCACGTATTGGAAAAAATAATGCCGTAAGCGAGCACGTGGTCGAGTCGCTTGAATTTTTGCTCGATAGAAGCGTGATACAGCAGCGTAACGATGAAGCTTGCTACGTAAACCGCGGCGAGCAGGCTTCGGGCCGCTGCAAGGACCATGGCGCCCGGCAAAAGCGATAGCGTCGTCACGAGCGAGATCAGCCGTGCTCTCATGGCTCAATCGCAACGTGATTGGGTCTGAGGTACTGGTCTGCGGCCGACTCTGCTCCAAGGTCGAGTGGGGTTGCCGCCACCATGACGTCTTTCGTATCCGTATCGTAAAACGTCTCGGTGATGAACTTGCGGGCGAACTTCGGAGGTGCTGCCACGCGAACGAGCTTCCCTCCTTCGATATAACGGAAGCCAACCTTGTAGGTCAACTTGACAACGACATTGTCCGGGTCGAGCGGCCTCATGTCGTGCAGGTCTCCGTCGATGACCTTGTAGCCGTTCCATCTTTTGCGGGTCACCGTATCCTTCGGATCGCGAAGCCAGTAGACGACCGCTACTCGATGACCGCGCTTTAGCTCGTCAAGGCACCAAGCCTCGTTGTCACCGCTGAAGCTGAACGTCAGGTCGTAGTTCAAATGCTTGACATTGCGACGAGGCACCTTGGTGTAATCGTAAAACCGCAGCCTAGTTTTACGCATTCTTCCGCCGAGTTCCCGTCGGTCGAAAAACTCAAAAATCTCTGGGCAGACGAGTTCCCATGGAATGTCGCTGAGCACGTTTGGCCGAATGAAAGGTAGCGAATCCTCTTTCCAAGCTTTTCGAACGTGTCTCTCAATCGAAGAAATCCACATTCGGACCCAAGCCTCTGGTTCTTGAATCAGAGCCTCGGTCCGAACAAGCTTTGCCTTTCCGTCTTTATCGGCCACGGGATTTCTGCCTGAGTAGACGAGGCAAGTCTCTCGACAGGCTCGGTTGCTACCGACGCACAGGCCAAGCCCAGACATCGGTAGCCGCCTGCGCGAATACTCGGCTGCAAGCTTGTGCGGCAGGAGGTTCGGGCCAGCCGATAGTCCCTTTGAAACTCCGGCTGGAGGCTTCTGCCCTTTGGATAGCTTGTAGTTCTCAGTCAAGAAGCTACTCTGCATGCCTGCGAGATCGTCGAACGCTTTGACGTAGATTCCCTTGTGGGGCCCGCTGTCGTACTTGTAACGGAAGATCGGATACAGTCGGTCGAACGCCTCATCGAGGGGCATCGCAAGGACTCGATCAAAGGACACTCGGCTTGTCCATCGGCCATCGACGAATTTTCCAAGGCCGCTGCTCTTCAAGGAAACCTCAGGCATCTTTGAGGCGGTCTCGCGAGCAGGGTTCGGAACGGCCGAGCCCTTTGAAAGCGATTCATCGAGCGTGGCTAGATCGCCCTGGAACTCGATCCGAGTATGCTTTGGATACAGTTTCTCAGCTTCGGAAAGAGCCTCCACAAAAGATGCTCCCTCAAAAAACGCATCCGGTCCCTTCTCGTCACCGACAGCCCATCCCCTCTTGATTGACACGGCCTTTCAAACCTTTCGCGAGATGAAATTTTCGACTTGCTTGCTCAAACTCGGTAAACTGAGTCACAAGCCCAGGCGACGTTCAGCGTACCGCATACCGAAGAAACCAATAGCGAAACCGCCGCCAACGAGCACGGTAGCCCCAAGCCACGGAAAAGAATCTTCGGCTTCAAGGTCGGTGACGATACGAGACGACGGCGCGTCTTTGCCAAACCACCAACGGTCCGCATCGTCAAACGAACCGCGAGGCAAAACCACCGGGTCGCCATTCGCAGCGGCGATGCTCTTGGCCAGCGAAAACGTCAAGTCGGCATGAGCGTTGACCGCCTCTTGCATGCAAGTCCTCGTGCCATCGTCTCGGTCCGGTTTAGCGAAGCTTGCGCGGGCAGGCTCGGCACCAAACTGCTTTGTCGCGGCTGGGCAGAAGCCCCCGTAATACTTTTCACGTCTCATGGCATACGAAGCACGAAACGCAGTCGGGCTCTGGCTCGAAAGCGCATCGCCAGTTCGGGGGCGAAGCTTGATGACATGACGTACGACGTCTTCTGCTCCGGCTAGCGCAGAAGGATAGCTACGAAAGCTGACTTTGTATTTCGTTCCGTCCGGGTACGAGTCCTCGTACTGAATGCAGCCCGCCGAGCCTCCGACGGCGCCGCATTGGACAGCACCCCAGTTGTTCGATCCGACCATGGCGCCCTTCCAGCCACGGCCGTAGTTTGTTTCAAGCCACGCGACCGCCTGCAGGTACTGAAGCTCCGAAACAGATGGATCTCTTCCAACCACGTTCCGGAAAGCTTGCGACATCGTCGCCCTCGCCTCACGATGCAGGGCTTCTCGACTCATCGCGCTCGCCTCCGGTTGGGCGTGTACTTCCAGACGTTGCCAAGCTCGGGCATGGCCTCAGACGCTCCGAGCTTCATGCCCATCGACTTCGGGAGGTCCGTATAGACGTTGCGCGGAGAGCCAAACCG